GGAATAACGAAACCTGTTCATTCGGATCTTATATCCCAACTAGTTATATCTCTGGTGTTGCCGATAGTATTACTGAACCCAGCGCGGGAGTTCTACCAACATATACTAGTGGTACACAAAAATTAGAAGCATTACAGACTCTTGTAGATATTGTTTACTCTCCTCTATATTTAGATCAGCGTGATTACACAGTACAACAAGCTTTCGACAGCTTTATAGACGCGGGAACTGATCTTAATGATCAGGTAACAAAAGGGCCTCATCGAAAGTTTACTAACATTCTAGGATACCACTTTGCAGATATTTCAGATCAGATAGAAAACATAGGACTCATATACGATATAGAAAATGTTCGTGATGAGCATGTACAATATATTGCAGATCTGATCGGTTTCAAGCTAAGAGGAAACTCTCCAGCGAAGTGGAGACACCAAATCAGATTAGCTTTAGATTTATATAAAAAATCGGGAACTCTACAAGCAATTCAGGCTGCAATAAATGCTTTGATTGTAGATTCAGTATTCGATTTATCAGGACAAGTTCAAGAGCTTTGGGAATCTTACATTCCAAACTTAATTTGGTATGCCTTAGGAACAGAATCTGCATTATTTCATAATTTAAATACATGGACACAGGAATTAGCTATACAGGGGGGTGTTTATCACTACAGCACTAGCAGCCTAGAAGAGAACCTAAAATTAGTAACCGATAGTATACTACTTGATTTATACAAAGCTTTTCCAGATAACTTCTTATTTCATGGAGAACCGCTTCCTGTTCCACAGCTATGGGAAGTAGACAACTTAGGTAATGAAGTAAAGCTCTATACTATTATTGGCGATCCTGCTATGAAGGGTTTCCATATTCACAAGATAACCGATGATGGATTCCAGGCTTTCAAACAAGACGCGAAACTATTTGGGGAAAGCAAAGCTTGGGATGCTGCTTTGGGTTTTGGACCTCTAGGTTCTGGTGTTTATATGGCTGGAGAAGCTCACCCAGAGTCTGGAGAACGCCCAACCTATCTAAAGTTTAAGGGTGACTTAGAATTCTTGTTCAATTACCGAGGTAAGATGAACTATCCTATGCCTCCCTTTGAAGAGGTAAAATACTATAGGGATTCTACGGTCACTAGGCCAATGGTAGATATGTTGGTCGAACGCCTGAAATGCTTCTTAGTTAGAGATGCATTTGCCCAACAGGTTGGAGATTTCATTGTTAGCGGAGCAGTAACCGATGAAACAGATTTAGGAGCTTTGAATGAGTTCTTAATGTTCTTTAGTGCTACGCAAACTGCGCCTAACTTTGATGAGGTCATGCTGAGTATCTCAGACTATGAGAAAAATCTTCTACCCCTATGGAATGGCAAGTCCTCCCACCTATTCATCAACTTCAAAGATACAGACTTTGATTTCTCAAAAACCACTCTAGAGGGAGATGGTAAGTATGCATTGTATGAGGCTGCGAGGGTAACAAGGGAGTTCGCTCCAGCCCACGCAATAACCAGGGTAAACCTCACTGCAAGCGCAGAAGAAGATTTCACAATGTCTAGCACTAGATTTGAATATCTAGGATTAGATCACGATGATACCAGAGCGGGATATACTTCAGCCTCTATTTTTGGAAATTTTGAATTTAGCGGCACGCAAATGTCCTTCGCTGCTGGAGGAGGGGATGGTGATCAGGGGTCCAATGATGGACGAGGGGGTCTTAATACTTTCAAGAGAAAAGATATTAATGATTTTACAGATGCTCTTCTATCAAGTACCACCACAATTTCTGATCTAGGATCAGTCGCTAGAAGAGCACTTCGCAGGCGTAACCTCAAGTACCTGCTGCCCCATGAGGGGTACTACGATAGGACGGGCTTCAACGGCCCTGTGAGCTACGATCCCTCCACTCTTGAGTATACACTCCCATCGTCTCTAGGCGAGCTTACGCTGGGTTATGTGGCGTCTGCGGGCAGGTTCCACCCTGTCGTGGATCCCGTCAACCCTTCTGGGGTATGGAACGAATGCGAGGGCTTAGAATCATCAAGAACATTTTCTGGAATTGATACAAGTACAACCTTCCCGTACAGAGGACTTTCAGCATTAGGATCTAATGCAAAAATGCCAGAAATAACTTCAGCTACTGCTAGGTATGTTGATCGCGGACAGTTACCAGAAATCTACAATACTATGCATGAGCTATTCCAAGCCAAGGCTTTGGATAATGGATTCCAAATTCTTTCTTCAACCTCTGCGTATGACGCTGATGCTTATTGGAAGAATAATGCTCTTAGCTTGGCAAATACGGCAATTGCAAGTGGCTATGTTCTAAACTCATTTGCTGACTATGAAAATTTCCAATTTGGAAAGGGCATTCACAAGCTGCATAGAGATTATTGCAAGTATTTTGCAAAACACCCACTTGGTTTGAACGAGATTGATAAGACTGGCGGAAACATATTTGCCCATGTTTTCGGACTAGGCTTATTCAACTGTGATTTCAAACTAGATGGATCTGCTGTAGGAGATTTAGTAGCATCAAGTGTTACTACTGCTAGTGCAATCAATGCTGCTAATGTTTGGAAAGAAGATGGAGACGGAACCTTTATCGCAAGTGATTCAGGAGATGGCGTAATCCCACTATCAGGTAGCTGGGTATCTGGAAATGTAAACAATGCAGAGTATAGAAATCCTGCTATCCTTAGTGGCATCGAGTTCTGCGATATATCAGGAGCGCCAGGAAGAAATCAGTTTACTATTTTTGATATTGATTCTAGCTATAGAGTTCCTGGGATGGAGAACTATCTTATTGGAAATCGAGTAATCAAATGTAAATCTTTAGGGGGTCTACCTAGACTACGGTTTGATTTATCCTCCTATGGGGATAGAAGAAACTATCTAATAAAAGATCATAGGTTTAATCTAAATATCAAATCTTTAGTTGCTGAGGAATATTCTCCAGTATTAGGAGGAGGGAAGCTTGGAGTTTGGATTCACACTCAACCAGTAAGTGGCCTTATTTGGACATGGACTCCAAACCAAAAATGGCAGCCCATAATGGAGGACAGACTTTCCATCCCAATAGTAACAAATACCTTAGCTCATATCTATGAATTTGTCACTAAAGATCCAGATCCTGATGAAAAAATCAACTGCTTAGGTAACATTAGTCAAAGCGAAAGTTATATTAATGATGTATCTCTTAATAATATTAAGAATTCTTATTTTGAAAACTTCTCTATAGATTTTGATACTAGAAACTTTACAGATATAAATGGCTCAGAGTATCTTGATATTATTCCCATAAGAAATACTGATTATGAAATAGTAGAACAAGTAAACAGGGATGATACTAATTATATTATTGAAATTTTCTTTGTTCCAAATACTAATATTAAGAAATACTGTTTGATTGATTCCATCGAGCTTCAAGATCTGACCTTACGGGATTACGCTGGGGTCGGAACTGGTCATGGAATAGAAAGCAGTGGTACACCTTTGCGACCTTTCGTAAAAGAAGATAAACTAGAACTATCAAAAGATCAAATTCGTGATGTATTAAAATTCTATAATGGATTGATAGGACAAGGTATTGGACAATATGCAACTAATATTGCTTCTAGAGATGCAACAATTACATCTGAAACGCTAGAGGTTAGTGGTGGCAGCAGACTTAATTATAGAATTCATCCAGAGTGGGGACCACACACCAAAGATGGTACATACGAAAACTATACAGAAGTGGAGTTTGAGAACTGATGAGAGGCGTCGTAGAAATCTGGGAGGGAGATAATCTTCTATTACAAGAGCCCAACATGCTTGTTGACGGTGCGGGAGAGTTATTAGCGGATATAATGACAGTATCCCCCTCCCTTTCAGGTATCGAGGATCATGCTACTTCTTCTATTTTAGATGCTTCTAACTATAGGGTTCAAGCAATCTCTTTTGGTACAGGTTCTTATTATTTTAACAACGGTGCTAGAAAGTTAGATTCTAGAAAATCTTCCCTTGTGACAGCAACCTATGCTAATTTATTGAATACTGGCACTTTAGCTATAGTCCCCCTTGTTTATACTCCAGAAACCATTAGTTTTGCATATTATCACCCAGACTTTACTACTAGTAAGGACGGCTCATCTCTAAGAATAGATGAAGCTAGGTTAGAGCAGCTTCCAACAGCACCTAATCCAGCACTAAGAATTTTAGAGGAAAACACAGATATATCAGCTACTGTAGCTGGAGTCTCTGTTAGTTCCGTGTTCCCTGGAAATGGGCAACATTGTAACTTTTTGCCCTCAGCTATTATGAGTGCTGTTATGGAAAATACTGTTTTTTCTTCAAATATTGAAGATTATTATACCGCTGCTAGTTTACTGGGAGCATTTCCAGAGGGCAGTAGTACACCTTATAGTAACAGCCTGAATTCAGTAAGAACATTTTATACTGATACTTCATTAAAAGCCACAACTAAAGTTGTTGGAGTTTTTAATGAAGCTAGTTCTATGGATGTTTCAGGCTTTGTTACTAATGTAATGTCCTCAGTTCCAGATGCAACTTACCCAATGAGTAGTACATCAAGCGGTTTATGCTTGTCCGCACCTGTAGAAGAACCTTATGAGGGTTTTCCCTTTGTAGAGTATTCCTTACTTATTGGCTCTGGAGATTTAGGTCATGTAAATGCGTATGGAGGAATTTATCATATTGGGCTATGGTCTATAGATATGCAGAGGTCTCTTCAAAATGGAAATAGTCCACCGTTTGCCTTTAGTGTACTAAATAATCCTAGGAAGTATAAATTATTCTGTAGAAAAGGGCTATCAAAAAATCTTTGCTTTATTACAGATGATACCGAATATAAAGATCTCACGCTTAAGTGGAGGGTATATTTCAGATGAAAAATTTTGTTGATGACATGGGTATCAATGGACACCTGACGATTATTCGTAGATGGAATACGGGTCAGGAAGAAGTCCTTTTAGATGATAGTAATATCATTGTATCTGGAATGGGTGTAGGTCTTTCTTATCTGTTTACGGGCTCTGGATCAGATAGTGTTCTGGATTATCAGATTGAAAGATTTCAAGTAGGCGTATCTGGTCCACCAGAGGGGGGCGTAACTAGCTCTATTTATGAGCTTTCAGGACAGCTAACTGATACTGAATATGGCGACGGAAGTAATCTGTTTATTAAAGTAAATTATCAGCTTACTAACGGAAGCAGGACTGCTGACAGAGCTTTTGCCCTCATACCAAAAAACAAAATAACTAGAATAGGTGATTCCTCTGTAAGATATACTTTAGTCTTAGATGAGGAAGCTTGTAACGATCTGACAAGAGACGGTAATGATGCAAGCATCAATGAAGTTGGGATGTTTATGAAAAATCCCACTGGACAAACTACCGATGAATCAATTCTAGTATGTTATCGTACATTTAGTAATATCAGAAAGACTAGTGATTTTAGTCTCATCTTCAGGTGGACATTGAACTTCTAAAATGCCTTTTAACAGAAACGACATCTATACCAGCAGTGGAAGCGTTCAGCTTTTTAATGAATGGGTTCCCTATGTGTCTAAATTTGATACTAGCTCCTTCTACAACTGGGAGCAGGATAACCTCCCATTATATGATCTAGAGGAACGCACCTATGAGTTATGGGAGCAAAACGGGTACAATACTTCTGCTGGTGTTCCTGGGTTAGCTCTCACTGTTTCTGCTGATGCTGCTAACACCTCTGAGGGTCAAGCCGCTCTTCTTGCAAACAGAAATATTTTTACGGATCTCAGTTCATGTATAGCGGCCATTCCTAAAGTTGTAAGATTTCCTGTTCTTGTGGAAGTTGGAAGCTTTGGAGATTTAGGAGATTTAGAATTACATAATTTCCGTATTGAAGAGGGAGGCTCTATTGAAATTATCAATAGAAATTTTGCTAGAATGTATGATGTTTCTAGTGAAAGCAAAACCGTAGCAGTTAATCCATCGTATAATGCGTCTCACGATCTAGCATATAGAGTTAGTTCTTTAGATACAAGTAATACACTGACTGATACTTCTTGTGTTCATCTCGGTAATACGGTATTAAGCGGTGCTGGGGACACAAGGGCGGTAGGAAATGGAAATAGGGTTCTTTATCCAAAACATAATCTAAGAAAAGCTCCATTGTCTGTTGCTTTAGGACAATCTGTACTTGGTGGTTCTACAGCAAATAGATTTGATTTAGCTCCGTATGAAGCACTTAATTATACAGCCTTTGATAGTACTTTAGGTAGTATTGATATTAGTGCAACAAATCAGGCAACTACTAATACTATTTATAGAGATACCCTAGGAACTGACGAAGTAGGACTAGGGGGTTGTTTATATATCAATACACTTGGAAAGATTACAGTCAAAAACTGCGATGGTCCAATTTATATTAGAAACTTCTTTGTTGATGCAGCTAAAAATACAGCAGCAGTCAATGATTATGGTATTGAGATTATAAACTCAGATGTGCTTCTTGAAAACTGCACAGCGATGAGAGCTAATCTTGCTGGTTGGAAATTCAACAACTCTAAGGTTGTTCTATCAAGGTCAGCCTTCTCTTATAGAAACTATTCTATATCCTCGGTAAATGATAGATACCCAGAACTAGGATATGGATTCCATGCAGTAAATAGTGATGTTTCGATTAGCTCGTTACCCCTTGGTGAAGATTTTACTTCTATAGGAGACAACGGAGCATCTGGATCTGATTGTAAGATTGTTGCTTCAAGAAACTATGCGGGCTTTGTCCTTGATAATTCAAAGCTAATTGGGGGTGTTCAAAGATTACTTGCAAGTGAGTCTGCTAGAGGCAGCGTACTAGCATCAGAACTAAATACAGGTTATGGGTTCCTTTTAGACAACTCAAAAGTTAATGTCAAGGGCTTGATTGATATCTATGGAAATGACAAAGGAATCCAAGCAGATAACTCTAAGTTTGTGTTTGAAAATCTTTGTGTAGACGCTCATAGTAATGAAGCTATCAGATGCAGAAACTCCGAGTTTATTTTTGACTCCGTAGCTGGACCAACCGCTGGTGGACAGTCCGATAGACGCCAATTGGATATGTCGGCTAACGGCCAACACTTGGACCTACAAGGCAATAGTATCTTCACCTTTAGAAGGAAGAATAGCATACCACAACTTTATGGAAACTCGAAGTTCGTTGTTGCTCACGGAGTTATTAATTGGAATGGTGGAAATAAGGTAGCTCTTCCCGCATTCTCAGTTAACGATGGATCTATTCTAGACCTCGTTCACCCAAATATCCAAGTCAACGGTACTTCTGAAAATGTTGCAAGTGTACCTTCCTACGGTAGAGCAATCAAGGCAACTAATTCTTCAAAAGTTAGTTTGTTTGGAAGTAAAACAGGATGCACCTTTGTTTATGGACCAGCAGGGTACACTTATCAACAAAAGATGGCTGGTATATATGGAGGAAATAATTCAACAATTAATATTCATGGCCCTACTGCTATGGGCCAGTTTGGAGTTAATATTCTTGTTGAAGACAACTCAGTTCTCAATATTGAACCAGCTAGAAAAAGAGATAAGTTTGGTCTAGAAGTAAGTGGCTTTGATTTAAGTTCTGGAGAAAATCATACTTCTGTTGAACTTCATGCAACTCGCGCCTGTCTA